TGACATTTCCTACTTTTCATGAAGGAACGACCACACTTTGCAAGCCGCGCTCATGGATGCGGTATATCTGCCGCTCCCCGACTGCCATACGCCTGGCAATCTCCGTGACCGTGTGATACCCCATGTAGCGCATCTCCAAGACCAACCGCTCATCCATATCCTCCACAGCCTGTATCACGCCATAGATCTCGGCGCGGAGGTTTACCAAGCGGTCAATCTCCCGGTCAATCTCCTCCTCCTGCTCCACCAGCTTCACCACCACATCGGAGAGCTTGTGCGGATTCTTCGTAGCACTCCCCGGCATATCGCTAAGGACGGTGGTGGTCTTGGTGGCCATGTTGCGCAGTCTCACGGACTGTTCCAGCATACTGTCTATTTTTCTGTCAATCTTGAATGCCTGGCTCAGATATTCCTTAGCGGTCATCATGATCAGACCTTCTTTTCGTAGCGGGAGCAGCCCGGCTGCCAAACGTCGCCACCTGTATATCCTACGGGAGCGGTCTGCCCCGTCTCCTGCACGCAGTCGTTGCAGTTCCAGCACATGAGGCGATGGCCGCACGCCTTGCAGATGCACTTTTTGCAAGCCGCGTGCGTTCCGCAGCAGTCATGGGGCATGACTTCCTCGGCATCAAATTCCTCCGTGCCTTCCCAAATCGTCAGCCGATGATTGACTGCGTACAGATATTCCTCCATGCAGCCGTTGCTGTCCTTCCAGTTACCTGCCATAATTACCCCGTCACATTTGCCGAGAAGCGTCTTGCACTGTTCCAAGACCGTATCGTAGGGAATCTTGGCGGTCTTCAAGTGCCGCATGGCATCCAGCGGATTGACGAACAGGATATGCGGGTATTTCCTTGCGAATTCTGCCGCAATCGCCGCAGCGCCTTTGCGGTTCTCTTTTTCGGCACCCGTGTAAGGATGGGAAATATAAATCATGTTCATGGTGATTTGCTCCTTTTTCACTTGCAGTGCTTCAGCGCATCTCTTGCTGTAGGGTCGCTGTATCCTTCCCCGTTTCGGCTTGATGTACGCTGAACCCCCAGCTGCTTGATTTCAATGTGGATCCCCCGCTCTGCCGCCCACTGCTTTTCCACGATCTCCCGCACGACTTGGGCATCGTCCTTCCAGTAGCCGCACCTGGTCATGCAGTCCTTGAGCATTTTCTGCAGATTGTCGGTATCCGGGCGGGTCGTGCGCCACTCGCCGCTTTTATGGGATTTGCCCACCGGGAAGAGCCATGTGGTGCGAAGCTCCAAGGCTCCGTCCAACGGCACTATCGGACGATGGTTACCGAGATGCGCAATCAGAAGCGCCTTGGCTTTCTTCAGGGGAGCTGGGTCATAAAATATCGGTCTGCCGCCCACGATCCGCACGGACTTCTCCTGCGCGGTCGCCGTAGGAGGATTGATGTCGAGGAAAAATCTCATTTTCTAAACCTGCCTTTCTTTTGGTTCCTCTCGGCTGTTTTGTCACGTTACTCTCCTCAAAGGGGAAGGACAGGACGTAGTACGTCCTTCCCACTTTGGGAGTGTAACGACGTTTCTTCTGTTTATATGTATATATAAACAGCGTAGAAGAAAAATTCACTCAGAAGCCTTGGAAGCCCCGCCAGTCTTGAGGATACGGCCTTTTTTGAGGATGAACTCGCCGTCCAGTTTTTTGAGCCTTGCGTAGATGGTTTTGTCCGATACATTGAGGTAGCCCATCATGTCGGAAACCGTCACGTTTCCATCCATATTGAGTGCCTGATAGGCGTTTCGGAATTCCTCCGCACACGCCTCGGCAGTCTTGACGTGGCTGTTCTTCATTCGTCCCGCCTCCAGCGTTCCCTGCGCGGGCATCTCACCAAGATTGCCATTCGTGTCCAACCGATGAATAGGATGCTCAAACCAGAAGTTCACCGGCTCAATGTTCTCGAATTCGCGAAGGCTCGATTCGAGCCGCCAAGCGGTGGCCTTGCCATCGCGCAGGTTGTTCTTGATGTCTTCCGTAAGTTCCAACTGGATCATATCGAGCTGGGCATCGGGGTCGCGGGAAAATACGCCGGAGCCGGAAGCCCTGTCCATCGCCCGCTTGTTTCCCTGTGCGCCCTTGCTGTGATGATGGCAGTAAATCGCAGAGCAGCCGGTTTCCGTGCAAATCTTATCGAACTGGTTGCAGAACTGCCCCATTTCGGACGCCTTGTTCTCGTCCCCCGTGATGACCTTGTAGATGGGGTCGATGACGATGGCATCCAAATGCTGGTCACATACACGGCGGACGAGTTTCGGCACAAGCTGGTCTAACGGCACAGCGTAGCCTCTCAAGTTCCACACGATGATGTTCTCTGAGCCATTCATGGGAAGCCCCAATGCCTCGTAAATCTTGAGGAATCGGGTGATACAGCTTGCCGGATCAATCTCCAAATTGACATACAACACACGCCCCTTGCGGCAGGGAAATCCGAGCCACTTCGCCCCCTCGGCTATGGCGACGCAAAGTTCCATCAGGAGAAAAGACTTTCCCGCCTTGGACGATCCGGAAATAATCATCTTGTGGCCACGGCGCAGGATTCCCTTTATAATCTCCTCCGGCAGTTTCGGCGGATTATCCTTGTACTTGGCGAGAGATTCCAATGGAGGCAGTTCATCTGTCACGCCCTCCACAAAATCCATCCACTCCGTCCATGACTTCCTGCCGATGTTCGTTGCTGCGAGGTACTGGCGATTGCCGTTTCGAGTAAGCCCCGGCATTCTGGAAAGCCGTGAGGGGTTGCGGTTCTGCTTGTCGATGGGGACGCCCTGCTTTTCCATGAAGTCGTAGAGAAAAGCCACGCGTTTTCGATACTCCTCATAGTCAGCGGCATCCACACGCACTATGGCATGAAGGCTCTTTCCTCCACTATGCACCAGGGCTGCAATCGGCAGTTCCAGCTTGCGGAAAAGAACATCCTGCTCGGCGATGGGAAGTGTGTCGGATTCCACCAAGGCATACTTGAATTTTGTGACGTTGTCGTTTTTCACGCCCTCACCATCCAGCGGATTGAACCGAATCCAACCGCCCACATCTGGTTTCCAATCACCCACGGTTGCTCCGATGTCATCGGCGTGTTTCTTAAGGGATGCGATCAGCTCCCCTGCCGTGCGGTCATACACGCCCTTACTGGGCAGCCACTTGCCCTCGTCATCCTGCCATACATCGCCCGTGACATATCCCACACGGTCATCGACGTCAAACAGCAGAGAGAGATAGTCGATCAAGTCCTGCACTGGATTCCACGCATCGGGAGGGGCAAAGCCGTTGAAGCCGTCGTTGCCGTCATACTCAATGGTATCGTCCCATGCCATCGCTCCCTCAGCGCAGGGCATCCAGCCGCGCTCTTTTGCCAGCTGCACAATCGTACCGCCCTTAACGGGAGTGGCCGTGCCGTTAAAGCCCTCCCACTTCTTCTCGCATTCGCCGGGATGGTAGCGAGGGTCACTCTGACTCCAATCGTCCCAGATGGAGCAGGGATATCCTTCCTCCTTGAGTGCCATACCTACCGAGATCCATGTGGCGCGGTCAACCTCCGCAACGTTGATGTACTTCAAAGCCGACAAGATATTCTTGTCCATGAAAAATCACGTCCTTTCACGGTGTATATACGGACGGCGTCATCCCCTGGGGGACGCGCCAATGATTCATCGCCAAGCGGGAGATCAGAGCACTGGCTGCATCGAACGGCCACGTGCCTACGCGCCGAAAGCCGTAACGCTCCAAGCAGCGGATCTGTTTGGGGGTGGCGAGTCCTTCCTCCTGCCGCCGTTTCAGACGGTCGATGAGAAGCGAGGCAAGCCCCGCATTTCCCACGGTATCTGGCAGGATGCCGCGATTCTCCAAGAAGGCAATCTGCTTTTCGGACGGCGGTCCCATTTCCCAAGGAAAGGTCGGCGCGTAGCTTGTGAGATCCTCGGCGGCGATGGAGAGGGCATACTGGATGGGGTCGACAAGTTTTTTCTTCTTGCTCCGCATCGCGGCAAGTTCCCGCGCAAGTGCCTCCTCCCGCTCACGCAGCACGTCCCGCTCTGCGTCCTCCTCGGCTTCGAGGATATCCACCTCCTCGTCATTTCGGAGGTTTTCATCCATCATTGCGGCGATGTTCGCGTCCTTGGCAATGAGAGCCGATGGTCTGCAGAGATCGTGACGCTCCGTCAGCCAGAGAAAGTCCAACAGGAGCAAGTTCTCCTTGCCCGGAAAGACCCGCATGCCGCGTCCCACCATCTGCTGATAGAGGCTCCGCACTTTGGTGGGGCGCAAAATTACGATGCAGTCCACAGCGGGACAGTCCCAACCTTCTGTGAGGAGCATGGAATTGCACAGCACGTCATACATGCCATTCTCGAACTCTGCAAGGATTTTCGAGCGGTCATCGCTCATGCCGTTGACTTCCGCAGCCCTCAGACCGACATCGTTCAGCATCCGGCAAAACTTCTGCGATGTGGCAATGAGCGGCAGGAACACCACGGTCTTTCTGCCCCTGCAGTAACGCGCCATCTCCCTAGCAATCTGATGGAGGTACGGCTCCAAGGCGCAGCCAATGTCCGCCGCGTTGTAATCCCCGCCGGAGATGCCGGCCTTGCTGATGTCCAGCTGCAAAGGAATCATCCGTGCCTTGACGGGAGAGAGATACCCCTCCCGGATGGCGCGGCTCATGGAATACTCGTAAGCCTGTGAGTCAAAAAATGTGCCGAGCGTCTGCTTGTCTCCACGGTCGGGTGTTGCCGTTACGCCGAGGACATTGGCATCCGAAAAATGCGAAAGTATCCGCTGATAGCTCTCCGAGAGTGCGTGGTGCGCCTCGTCCACGATGATGTCCTGAAAGTAATCCTGCGGAAACATCGAAAGCCGTTTTTCTTGGCAAAGGGACTGCACCGAACCCACCGTCACGGGAAAGAAGCTGCCGAGGCTGCGGTTCTCCCCCTGCTCAAATGCTGCATCGAGTCCCGTGAGCATCTTCAGCTTGTCAGCGGCCTGATAGAGAAGCTCCCCTCGATGCGCCATGATGAGGACACGATGATCTTTCTTTACTTGCTCCTGCGTAAGTGCGGAAAACACGATGGTTTTACCGCAGTTATGGGTAATGGTGAAATCCGACAGCAGATAACGGTTGTCTCCGTCCACGGTAAAGCCGTAGTATTCTCCGCAGCCTGCCGACTCTGCATGAAAACCTGTCCGCAGGACGGATTTTTTCTGCTGACGCTTGTCGGCAATCTTCCGTTTCACACGGCAAGGGATGATGGAGCAATCTCCGCTGATGGAGACGCGGTAATATTCGTCTTTGAAGTCCCGATCCCCCTTGATGCACGGCTTCACCGATGCCCGAAGACCTGCAGAACGGCAGAGAAACGCCACATCATCTGCCAGCCTTCTTGACTTTGAAATGTAATCGTAGCCTTTATAGGTGCAGTAACCATCGGTATCCAAGAGACCTGCGAGAATTTCAAGCCGCTTTGCAAGGTCGGTGTATTTATATGCGTCCGGCACGAACTTATCTCCGGCGCGACCTCCGTAAAGCCTTAAACGGCGTAATGCCTTGATCAACCGATTGCTCCTGCGTCCCCTGTCGGAAACAAGGAAGTATGTGGTGGCCTTGCCTGCCGGCTCTGTCCGAAGACGCAGATTCCAGAGTTCCGCCTGCTGAAAGATCACGCGCCTGATTTCCTTGTCCGGCGTCGTCACGCTGACACCGTGAACGATGCACCCGTCCCCGATAATCACACCGAGAAAATATGGGTCGATTTCCATTCGCGCATTCCTGTGGGCAGGGAACGCTTGGATTGCCCCGGAGCGAATCAGCTTATACAAGTGCTTCTTGCGTTCTGACCAGCAGAGCCATTCGTTTACGGTGACATCCACCAATTCCCCGGCATGACGCTGGCAGGGATATCGGGGATTACTGCATTCCCTTGTGCGGATGAGCGTCAGTGTGTGATCTTTGGTGACGATGAACGGCTCGCCCTTGATGGGGACAATCCGATACATCAACGACTCCCCACGATGGAGAACCAGTACAGTGCGCTTCTTCCCATCGGCACCGAGGAGTTGGTCCCCTACCTGTACATCTTCCACCTTTTTGCTGCGGCCATCGGCGAGGAGAACCTTCTCTCCCTGGGCATGGCATCCCGTTGGCAGGACGAGGAGCGTCTTGCGACGCCCCTCGCTCCACTCGGACAGGATTGCCTGTTTCGCCTCGACCTGATACGGTCTAAGTTCCACTTGCTTGTCCTCCCATCAGAACGGAATGTCCGCCGCGCTGACGGGAATCCCGCCAAAGTCCGCAGAGTCCTCGACCGGAAAGAACTTTTCGTCATAATCGTAGAAGCGATCCACATCGTTAGTCTGTTTCTCGTTGCCGTCCCGGTCGGTATATTTGCGGGGCTTGAAGTGCGCCCGCCCCTTTGCTCCTTCGAGATTGTTCCAGTCCATGACCAACCGCTCGCCGTGCTTCTTTCTGCCGATGCAGCGAAAGAACGCTGAAATGCGCCACTCCACGAGGCGGTTCAAAATAAGGTCAGTACGAACGCTGGCGACGCCCTGCTTCGTTTCCACCTGCAGGGTAAGCGTAGCTTTGTTGCAGGCCTGCATCTTGGCGCTCCCCGGAAAACGCCCCCGCTCAAAAGCGGACACCACGAAGTTGTAATCCCCTTCGGGCAAGAGAATGAATTCCTGACCATCGCTTTCAATGGTGTCAGTCCAATCCATACCCACGTTGTTATTGATCGAATCTGCCATGATATATTTCCTCCCTTAACCTTTTGCCTTGCGGCTTTGCTGAATGATGTCAAAAATCTGATCCCAGTAGCGGATGACGTAGCCGTACAAAAACTCGTCGGGGTAGGCGTCAATCGGGGTCTCCACTGAGTATTTCCCACGCGCGGCGACCACCTGCCGCACCTCCTCCTCGGTGACTCCCTTCTCCTTCAAAATGCTGCGAAACACATCGACAGCGCTTTCTTCCTCCGGTAGGTTCTGCTGCTGCGGTGCCGTCTGCGTGGCGGTTGTGGCTGCCGGAGTCTGCCCCCGCGAGAAGATATGAGCGATGTGTTTGTAGTCAAGATCCAAGACTTCCGGCAGCGGCACACGACTTTTTGCGTCCCATGCGGGATGATGAGACGTATACATGACTCGCTTGCCACCCTGTGCCTTCTGCGTGTTGTTCTCCGAGGTGACCACAAAGGTCTGGTAGTTGCAAAAGAGCAGAATGTCGCACCACTCCTTGAGAAGCGG